ATGATTACAGACTCATTTGATACAAGTGATGTATTTATTTCGCCAGAGAAATTGTTTCCACAAAGTTCAGAAACATTAGATGTTTGTATCGGTATCTTCTCGCACAAGGTAATGAATGAATTAATCACTTCTGGCGATTTAACAGAACTACCTATGGAAAAGATGCCAGGATCTGCCAGTGGGAAACATGCGGTATACCGTTATAAAGATACAACGATCGGTATCTATCAAAATGAAGTGGGTGCAGTCGGCGCCAGTGGACTTATTGAAGAAATTTCAGTTATCTTCGGTGCAAAGAAGTTTATTATCTTTGGCTCATGTGGTGCACTGGTACAAATTCCAGAAGGAGATTGCATTATTCCTACGCATGCCTATCGTGATGAAGGTGTCAGTTATCACTACGCTCCAGCAAGCGATTATATTAGTGTGAAGAATGCAAATGTAATTGCTAAACTGTTCGATGAACTAGGTGTTGAGTATGATAGCAAGGCAAATAAATCTGCTTTGCTTGACTTACTAATCGCAAACGAAGGGTGAGTTAGATGGAAAACTTTGCAACAGTAGACGATCTTAAAAAATTGTGGCGGACGTTAAAATTCGATGAGGAAAAACGAGCTGAAGCACTGTTGGAAGTTGTTTCTCATTCTCTTAGAGTTGAAGCTAGAAAAATTGGCAAAGATTTAGACATTTTAGTCAGTGAAGATTCATCTTATGCCAGTGTTGTAAAATCCGTAACAGTCGATGTTGTCGCTCGTACTTTAATGACTTCTACTGACCAGGAACCGATGACTCAATTCGCTGAAAGTGCATTAGGATATTCAGTAAGCGGGTCTTATCTTGTTCCTGGTGGAGGTCTCTTTATCAAGGACTCGGAATTAAAACGTCTCGGTCTTAAAAAACAAAGATATGGGGTGATTGATATTTATGGGACGGATTAAAGGAATTACAATAACATTATTGGATACGATTGAAGATGGAAAGGATGACTTCGGTCATCCTATCTATCGTGAAACTGAAATCCAAGTGGAAAATGTACTAGTAGCACCGTCATCGACAGATGATGTTACCACACAAGTGAACTTAACAGGAAAAAAAGCTGAATATACTTTAGCTATTCCAAAAGGAGACCAGCACGACTGGAAAGAAAAAACAGTCATATTCTTTGGTCGTAAATGGCGTACAATTGGTATTCCTTTAGAGGGCATCGAAGCTATGATACCACTTGTTTGGAATAAGAAAGTGATGGTTGAAACGTATGAGTAAGATGAAATTCACTTTAAACCCATCGGGAGTTTCAGCGCTTTTACGTTCTGGAGAAATACAGGGTCTATTAACAGAAAAAGGTCAAGCAGTGGCAGAACGTGCAGGCGATGGTTTTGAATTAAAAGTATCCCCTGGTCAAAAACGTGCTAGTGCTACGATAAGTACAACCGACATAAAAAGCATGAAAAAAAATGCTAAATACAATATTTTACTAAAGGCACTAAAATGATTGAACTTGTCATAAAGAAATTTTTAGACGTGAACTTAAATGTTCCGTCTTTTTTTGAGCATAAAAAAGATATGCCAGAAAGTTTCGTAATCATTGAAAAGACTGGCAGTGGTGGTAGTGACTACACACACTCTGCCACATTTGCTTTTCAGAGCTATGCGCCATCACTTCAAAAAGCTGCAGAGCTAAATGAGCTTGTCAAAAAGACAGTTGAAAAGCTTGTAACGGTCAATGAAGTGAGTGGAGTGCATCATAATAGTGATTACAACTTTACGGATACAGAAACGAAAAAATATCGTTATCAAGCAGTGTACGATATTAATTATTTTTAACAGGAGGAACTCATGGGTTCAGGTACAGAAGAAAAAGGAGAAAATCAAATGGTTACAACAGCAGCATCATCAGCAAACGTAACAGCAGCAAAACCGAATATTAGTGGAGCAGTATCAAGCGCACCACTTAAAACAGCCTTACCACAAGATGCTAAGACTGCTCTCAACGAAGCTTTTAAAACTTTAGGGTATATCTCTGAAGATGGATTGACAAATGAAAACTCTCCAGAGAGCGAAGAAGTCAAAGCATGGGGTGGACAAACAGTATTGTCATCACAAACTGATAAGAAAGATACATTCAAATTCAAATTGATTGAAAGTTTGAATATCGAAGTCTTGAAAGAAGTTTATGGTGTAGACAATGTAACAGGAACACTTGCAACAGGTATCACAGTTAAAGCTAATGCAAATGAATTGCCAGAGCATAGCCTTGTAATTGATATGATGTTGAAGAATGGATCAGTAAAACGTATTGTTATCCCTCGTGGTAAAGTGAGCGAGATTGGAGAAATCGGATATAAAGACGGTGACCCAATTGGTTATGAATTGACAATCACAGCATTGCCAGACGACCAAGGAAACACTCACTACGAATACATGCAAGGAGCATAATATATGTCGAAAACAATTAAAGGGAAAACTCCATCAGGATTTAAGTTTGAAATTTCAGAGCGTAGGTTGAACAACTACGAACTATTGGAATTAATTGGCGAGGTTGATGAAGGGAATGGACAAGCGTTCCCTAAAGTCTTAAAACTTCTTTTTGGAGAAGAACAAGCTAAAGCATTTAAAGATCATCTGCGTGAAGAAGATGGCATCATCCCTAACGAAAAAATTGCAGACGAATTGAAAGCAGTTTTTGAGACTGTTCAAGAAGTAAAAAAATCCTAATCCTTGCGCAGATGATAAAGCTAGATGAAGATGCTCTAATCTGTGATTTAGCTGAAACTTATAATATATACGATTATAAGCAGCTACCTCTATCAAAGGTAGCTGTTTTTTCGTATGGTTTAAGAGATGATTCAAGAATTAAGAAGTTGATGTCTGACCAAATAGTTTCACTAGACACCTTGTTATTATCCTTGATGGTTGACAAGTTATCACTTTCTTTATGGTTGCAAACCAAAGACGGTCAGAAAGGTATCAATCAACCAAAATCAATAGCAAGTCAATTCATCCATAAGGAAGAAAAAGAAGAAGATAGAGACTATCTAGTTTTCCAATCTGGCGAGGAATTTGAAAGATGTTACAAAGAACGTTTAGCCAGTTTAGGAGGTGATGACTAATGGCGACAGAATTAGGAAAAGCGTATGTGCAAATCATCCCTTCAGCTAGAGGCATCACTGGGATGATTCAGAAAGAAATGGGTGGAGAGGTAGCCTCGGCTGGAGTAAGCTCTGGAAAATCTCTTGGCTCAAATTTAATTGGCGCCCTCAAAGGCGCTATTGCAGCTGCAGGAATTGGTAAAGCAATTGGAGCAGCGTTAAGTGAAGGTGCAGCACTTCAACAATCACTTGGAGGGATTGACACCTTATTTAAAGCATCAGCAGAAAAAGTTGTCTTCACAGGAATGATTGACCAGTACTTTGACTACAAGCATGGAGAGTTGGAATACCGTAGTCTTCGTTTTGAGCACGAAGCCTTGGATGAAGAAAATTATCAAGGAAATGCCGTGGTTAACTATACGGAACGTGAGATTCCATACACTCGTATTATTGAGCACAAGCACTTCGAGTATGGCACTCAACCGAAGACGGTGATCACTCGTGAGTACCCGGCTGATTGGAAACGTGGAGATGAACCATACTATCCAATCAATGATGAAAAAAACAATACTATATTTACTAAGTACCAAGAAGAAGCAGCCAAAAATGACAAGGTCATCTTCTGTGGGCGCCTAGCTGATTATAAATACTACGACATGCACGTGGTTATTGAGCGTGCTTTAGAAGTTGTAGCAACTGAATTTGATTGA